AAAAATCGGGGGAATTGCTAAGGAAGTATTTAAAGGTGTGCTTGGTGGAGCGATAGGAGCTGCGATTGGATTCCTGAAAGGACTGGCAACTTCTGCTGAGGATACAATAGGCGGAGTTTTAAAAATATTTGATGGTCTGATCGTTTTTTTGACGGGAGTATTTACCGGAAACTGGAGGAAAGCATTTGAAGGTTTAAAAGAGATATTTGCCGGAGTGTTTGAATCACTAGCTGGACTCTGCAAAACGCCACTGAATGCAGTGATTGGTTTGATCAATGGAGCAATCGCCGGTATTAACAATATTGGTGTTACAATCCCGGACTGGGTACCAGAAGTTGGAGGAAAAGACTTCCATATAAACTTGCCAACCATTCCGATGCTGTATTCTGGAACTATGGACTGGAAAGGCGGCCCCGCAATGATTCATGACCGCGGAGCGGAGATCGTGGATCTTCCGAGTGGGACGAGAGTGTACCCGCATGACAAGTCACTGAGAAAAGCATATCAGGACGGAGCAGCATCGAAAGGAAGAACTGGTGTTGTGATTGAAAAGATTGCCGACACAATAGTGTTTAAAAAAGAAGAGGACATGGAC